AATAGATATTAGAAAATCAGCCCCGATTGGCAGTAATCAGTAGTCATACGTTTGTCGTTCTACACACCGGGCTGGCCGTAGGATCGAAGATCACACTCCGATCCATACCGTCCCCCACCTTTCGATAGAACACCCGTTAAAACCGCACCTAAACGATATGTCGGCTCAGGGGGTTAGTTTTGATACTAACCCCCGTTGCGACTGACCGTTACAGGTCAGTTAGAAAGGGTCCATCCATTACCGTACACACATTTTACTCTTTCCTGGATAGATTTGGAAGGTGTGTTCATCCATATACACAACCAAGGCTCCGCATCGAGTGCATTCAGAACCATAACCTTCCATAGTTTCGACCCAGTAGATTTTGGCGCATGAGCAAGCTGCGCTTTGTGCCTCACTCCAAGTTCCTTGGAACTCTTTTCCAATCATGTTCTACCCTTTCAGTAGAGGTTAGAAAATCAGTCCCTATCGGCTACCAATCGGTTAGAATCAGTAGCCGAATGGGTCGGATTTTCATACAGCCCAATCGGTAACAGCTCCCAGGGCTAAGGCGATCAACTCGTTCCGGGGAATTTTAGGCCCGCGAAAATTGGTATTGGTGTTGAAGACGTTTCGTAGGATCAGTAGTTCTTTCTCAGAGAAAGGATTACCAACATCTACGAATTCCCAATTTTCGGCCTTCTCCCGAACTTCTATACAGAAAATCTCAAAATCCATACTTTACCCTTTCAGTAGTCTATATTCAGTAGTCTATATTCAGTAGTCCGGGGAGGATCATCGGAATTCTATCCCTTTTGGGACGGTCCTCCCGTCCATAACAAACCCTCTCTCATCTTGGGATCCACTACAGGTACTGTAGTGGAAAGGGGGTTAAACAACATTGGGCCCGGAAGGATTTGAACCTTCAACCCAGGGATTATGAGTCCCCGGCTCTACCGTTGAGCTACGAGCCCACTGGATTGGAAAATTGATTTTCTACTTTGACCCTGACCTTGACCCTGACCCTGACTTTGACCTTGGCCTTGGCTCTGACCATGGCCTTGACCATAGCCTTGGCTGTGACCCTGACCATGACCTTGACCTTGATCTTGACCTTGATCTTGACCAAGGCCTTGGCTCTGACCCTGGCTTGGACCATGGCCTTGGCTCTGACCCGGAGCCGGACCAGGACCTAGACCATACCCAGGACTTGGCCCCGGACTCCGACCCGGACGAGGACCAGGACCAGGGTCTTAACCCGGACTTTGATCCCATGTAAGTAGTAGTGATCATAATAAATCTCCTTTCAATATGACTTCTGACCTTGCCCCTGACTTTGACCATGACCATGACCTTGCCCCTGACTCTGACCTTGACCTCGACCTTGATCCTGACCCTGACCTTGACCCTGACCCTGACCCTGACCATGACAATGACCCTGACTCTGACCATGACCTCGATCTTGATCCTGACCATGACCATGACCCTGACCCTGACCTTGACCCTGACCTTGATCTTGATCCGATATAGGTAGTAGTAATCATAATGAAACTCCTTTTTGAAGTGTTTATTAGCTTAGGAGATTCCAAGCTACCGTATCGAATGGACTACGGTAGCGAGGAAACTTCTGAGCCGAACCGAATCACTTCTGTTGAGTGGGTAGCGGATGGATCCAGGGTCCGAAGTCCGTAGTGGTATCCAGATTCACGTACCACTCACCCAGCGGTTCGACTTCGCTCAGAGTTCCGTTCTTGATGGCGTTGGCGAATCGTCCGCTATCAGCCACCCACGAGGCGGTTTCCAGCTTCAGAAACTTGTCGTCGCAGATCGCGACGACCTTACCAATGATATGGTAAGTAACCGTTCTGAAAAAGAACGCCTTTCCGACCATTTCATTCTTCCAATCCATAACAAACCCCTTTCATTTTGGTGCCTTTATAGGCACAGTAGTAAAAAATGGGTTGAAACGCTATTCAGTAGTCTATATTCAGTAGTCTATATTCAGTAGTCTACGTTCAGTAGTCTACGTTCAGTAGTCTACGTTCAGTAGTCTACGTTCAGTAGTCTACGTTCAGTAGTCTACGTTCAGTAGTCTACGTTCAGTAGTCCGGGGAAAGGATCATTCCGATTCTATCCATTTCGGGACGGTTCTTATCCGGGCGGTCGATTTCGGACTATCCGTATCGACTACTATTTATATCGGATAAAAGCTATCGTCTATCCGATATATCTACGACCTAACTTATCGTCTTAGAGTATATCGCTATCCCCTCTACTCCTTTAGAGGGGAACGCGAAGTACTCTACTTCGCGGCTTCGCCGCGGCCGAGACGCGCGACGCGCCCGATACGCGCGACGCTATCGCCGTCGATCCGAACGATTCCTACGACCGCGAGCGCGTCGAGGACGCGGCGAAGATTTAGAGCCGCGTCGTCGTTATTCTCGCGGCCGGTAAGTTCGCGACGTTCCGAAGCGACGTCCGAAACGAGATCCGCGATCTTACGCGGTTTCCCGTTTAACGTCCTTTCGACGACGGCCGTAGCGATAGTAATCCAATTTCCGATCTTTCCTCTCCTTTCCCGATCCGCCTTCTCGGCTTTCGCGAGCCGTTCGCGGGCTTCGCGAGAGAGACTCTCGCGGGCCTTCGCGAGAGCGGCTTTCGCGGTTTCGATCCGGGCGATTTCGGTTTCGACGTTTTCGACGGTTCCGATTTCGACGTTCGTTTCGTTCGACATTTTTCTACCCTTTCTATAGGTTTTATCCTCTTTTCCTACTTACTTTTCGGAAAAGGGGATAAAGGTTATCGTTTACCCCGTAAAATCTCTACGCGGGAGATTTTACGGGGTAGACGACGATAGGCCCCTACGACCGACGATAGGCCCCTACGACCGACGATAGGCCGATTAGAAACGCGCGGGGATTAGTTTTCTAATCCCCGCGCGGTAAGTTAGAAAGGGTTAGGTCTTTTCGTATCCGATAGAATCGGATACGTTCCTTACGGTTAGCTCGCGGTCTCTCGGATAGGGCGAAGAGACGGGCGATTTATCGACGTTTTTCGTCGATAGACCGGATAACTCGGACGTCTATCGACCGTCGAAAACCTTCTAAGGTTAAGCCGGCGTCTAACTAAGATTTTCCGCTTTCGGCTTCGCCTCGTCGGTAGGGGAGAAAGCGGAAGGGAGGGAAAACGACCGAAGACGACGTAGGGGATACGTCGCTCGGCTTACGTCGTTAGGAGGGGAACCTAACGACCGGGATAAGGCGGGCCTACCGTAAGGAGAGGACGGTTTCGGGGATAGGATACCGGGGCTACTACGCCGATTATCGTCGGTACTATCCCCTATCCCTACGGGGCGACTACTACCGCGACGTTCGGTTTTTCGGCCCGGATACGCTATCCGTATCCTTAAGCGTCCGGTATTCGATTCTTAGAGAGCTATCGTACTATTAGGATTATACCGATCCGGATAGTACTACGCTATAGAAATCTTTTCGAAAATGAAGTTTTTTTCGTTCGTAAGTACCGATAGAATAAGGACTTACGCGAAGGGCGGGAAAAAATCGTAAGAATCCGTATTCGCGACGGAACGTAGTACGGTATACTAAGCCCAATCGGATAAATCGACTCTTAATTACGTTCGTATCGACTACTAATCGGGATTAGCTACGACGTAGTACGGATAATAAAAGATAGAAAAGATAGTTCTAAATCGTATCGACTACTATCGCCCTTACTACGTAAGGGAAAGCGCGATAATCCGAACGACCTATTGCCGATAAGATCGGTATAGAATCCTATCCGGGAAAAACGGAACGATAAACGGGAAAGGTAGGACCGAAACGCGGGGTAGGGAGGAAAATATCGAACGGGGAAAACGATAGAAAAACCGGAGAAAAAGAGACGGGATTAACTGTCGGAAATATCGGGAAAAACGGAACGAAAAGGGAGAAGAGAATATCGAACTAAAAGGGATAAAACGAACTACTAGGGTCTTCGGAAATCGTATAACGCGAGGGAATAGAGGGAGAAAGAGAACGATAAACCCGGAGGATAAAACGATAAACCTAACGATAAAACGAGGGGAAAGACCGTCCTCCGTCGATACGCGAGCGATAATATACCGGACTAATACGACCTATCGTAGGGACTACTACTTACGACTACCTACGAAGATCGGCCGCCGCCGCCCGCGGCCCAGACTGCAACCAATACGAGTATCCACAAAAAATAAGGATTATCCACAAAAAACACGAACATATGCAAAAATACGAACATACACCATATGTAGATTTACCCATGATTTAGGAAAATACACCATATGAAAAATTTTCTATGCAACATTTTGGGAATTTTTGTTCTTAAAAACAGGTTAGCATCGTCGGTCACAATTCGTAAAAATTTTTCCCGAGAAAATCATAGTTTTCGACACCGAAAACACAGATTTACAGGGACGTGAAAAGGACACTGAAATCATAGTTTTTTCCCCTTACTACGTAAGGGTAGCTAAAAACGGACATATTTCTGATTTTATACTGAACGAAAATATGACGTACCATCAAAGGAAAGATAGGTTGCCAGTATATTACCCTTACTACGTAAGGGCAGCCGTCTCGATTGTGAGGATGCTTTATGGGCAGAAGACCAAGTCAGGATCAAAGGGTGTATTGGAGTGATCAGCACCTGGGATTATTAGTGAATATTGCCAGGAAGGTTTTAAGGTTGCATCCAGAGCTAGATGATGGATCAGAAAGCAGGATCGATGAGCTAGTGAATGAGGGATGGGTACGTGCATTGAGAATGAGGAATGAAAATGAATTACACGGGTGTGCTACAATTCTCTTCTTCATTATGTTGCGTTATCTGAAGTGCCGGAAATATGGATGTAGTATTCACTATATTCCGCATGCAGAACGATGCTTGTTCTTTAGTGCTGATGATAAATGGGATATGATTGATTATGCAGAATTAAACACCATAGTGGATAATAGGGATGAAGTGCTAGCAAATAGGGTGAAGGTATACAAGATGATTGAGACTGTGGATGATCAGAGAATAAGAACTGTTTTGTATATGAGGTATGTCTGTGGAATGAATAATGAGCAAATAGCCCAAAAAATGCATGTGTGCAAAGGAACGGTGAGATCATTACATTTGAAAGGAATTGCCAGGATAAAACATACATGTGTTAGCGACACGTAGGAAGGCCGAACGGGAGCGAAGGTGGGTCGTAGGTCAGAAGGAGGTAGATTTTCGATCCTACGGCACGCTAGGTGTGTAATTCGACAGGGTAAAGGTTAAAGTAGCGGGTGAAAGGACGAACGTATGAGAATTAGCTCCAAATGGAAGGATGAATACCTGTTTTACATCTATGATCTGATTAAGGATGGACATCCAGGGAGTGAGATTGCAAGAATCCTGGGGGTGAGTTCTGGGACGTATGAATCATGGAAGAAAAAGAACCCGATATTGCATATAGCCATTGCATGTGGAAAGCGGGTGGCTGGTATCAAGGAATCCCGGACACCCACGTTCAAGCGGTATGTATTTGGACGACTGCCTAAGAAGTTGCAAAGATTGTGGACGAAGATAGATGCAATTGATTTGTCCAGAGGGGAATGCCGAACAGGCTATGAGACTACCATTCGAGTTTTTGCAGGAAAGAGTAAACGTGTAAGACAGCGGCTGTTTTTGTATGCATGGACTCAGAGCAACTTTTCCATCAGTGTTGCTCTGAGGAAAGTATGTGTAAGTCGTGCCACGTTCGAGAAATGGAAGCAGGAACCTGAGTTTCAGGATTTGGTGCAGGAGATTGAGTGGCATCGGAAGAATTTCTTTGAAGATGCATTAACCAATCTAGTGCAACTGGGAGATAGCTCGGCCACGATCTTTGCTAACAAGACTCAAAATGCAGATCGTGGGTATAATGACAAGTCTACCGTAGAACATAAACACAGCGGGTCGATAGATGTGAACATCATTGACATTGATAAACTGGGACTACCGCTGAATATCAGGAAAACCATACTTCAGGCCTGGAGAGCTTCCAAACTGGTGGAAAGTAAAGTAGTCCCGGCTTTACCAGGTTCAAAAGCCGATAATATAGAGGTACCAATGGTTGTAAATGCTGAAAAGGTAGAGGCCCAAACTGAAGAAGGAAAGGATGAATGATTATGGTGGGACCTAGAATTAAGTTTACCATTCCATACGAAGATGTCTGTCCTAGGATTTGGGAAAGTATAATTAAGAAGTTGGAGGATATGAAGGTCTTGGAGATGAGACCTGATGACATACTGATACTAAAATTACCTTCTGATCTAAAGACGGATGAAATAGATGCTATTCAGAAAACTATTAAAGGTCTTCAGGAAGATGGATGCCCATTGCAAGATAGGAAGGTTGTGACCATATGTGGGGAAATTGAGGTTGGAGTGCTTAGACCGAATACCGAAACCTATGATGGAGATATAGACCATGGCAAATAAGGGCAAGTCTAAAAATCAGTCCAAATTACAACAGGTTGAATCGCCGAAAACGAAGCAGAGCATAATTCCAATATGGCAGGCAATGTTGGCTCATAAGATGTTCAATTCCACTCAGACGCGGGAGGCTCTTATGCAGAGCCTTTTGAATCCTGGGAAGGATATTGATTATGAGTGTGGTTACCCTACGTCTATTAGCTCATCAGATTGTAAGCGGTTGTGGGATCGAATGGGGCTGGCAAAACGGGTGGTATCGTTGATGCCGTCTGAATGCTGGTTGCAAACTCCGGAAATCTACGAGACGGAGAAACCCGACAAGACTCCATTTGAGCAAAGGCTGGAGGAACTAGAGCGGGATCGTCATATCAATAGCTATCTCAAGCGAGTTGATACGATGAGCGGTATTGGTCAATTTGGTTTACTGCTCCTAGGATTGAGCGATGGTCAGACCTTGGATAAGCCAGTAGCTGGAATAAATGGCAAGACGGGCAAACCTACCAAAAAGACGATGCCGAAGATGGATTTGGTTTATCTGCGGGTGTTTGATGAGACCTATGTAACTATCGCATCCAAGGATGCAGATGAAAAGAGTCCTCGGTATGGGTATCCGTTGACCTATTCGATCAAATTTGAGGAAACGGTTAATGGTACTCAATACTATCGTAGTCGAACAGTGCACTGGACTAGGGTGCTGCATGTGGTGGATAATCGGGAGAGTAGTGAAATCTTAGGTATTCAGAGAATGAAACCTGTATACAATAACCTTCTGGACATTCGGAAGATTTTGGGTGGGAGCGGCGAAATGTTCTGGAAAGGGGGTTTCCCTGGGCTGAGTTTTGAGGCTCTACCTGATACGGCAGATGTTGAGTTGGATGCAGAAAGCCTGAAAGAACAGATAACGGCCTACTACCAGGGAATGCAGCGTTATCTGGCTATTCAGGGAGTTACGACCAAATCCCTGGCACCGCAGGTAGCTGATCCAATTGGACACCTAATGGCTCAACTTCAACAGATAGCACTAACCTTGGAAATTCCTCTGCGGATTCTTTTGGGTAGTGAGGAAGGTAAGCTGGCCAGTACTCAGGACAAACGATCCTGGGCGGAACGGGTAATGGGACGCAGGATTGATTACGTGACTCCTTGGATCATTCGTCCGTTTATTGAAATGCTGATAACTTATGGAGTATTGCCCGAACCTGAGAATTTCTATGTGGACTGGCCGGATCGTGCGGCAGTAAGTGATCGGGATATGGCAGATGTGGCCCGTATTCGTGCCGAAGCAATGAAGAACTATATGCAAGGTGAATGCTGGCGATTGATGACCTTCTATGATTTCCTCCTTCGTGAGTTGAAGTATACAGCAGAAGAGGCCGAACAGATTTTCCATGCTGCGGAAACTTCTGCTGAAGATGAAAACGCAAAGATGATCGATGAGGAAGAGCGGAAGATGGAAATGGAGATTGAAAAGCAAAAGGCCATTGCTAAGGCCCGTCCTGCTCCGACTGTTGGAGGTAAGAATGCCTAGGACCAAAACCCCTCATAGCATTGATCCGTCTCGGACCCAATTGCTGCGATCGGACTTTTATAAGGAAACCCGCAGAAGGATGTTACGGATTTCCAATGCGATCTGGGATTCCATAGTTAAGAATGATGAATGGATATGGATTCCTAAACAGATACAGTTGGCGGACTATCGTTTTCTCAGCGATCCTGCTAAACTGGAAGCCTTTCGCAAGTGGTTGCAAGAGCAGATAGATCAGGGACTTTTGGAAGTTGTGGGAGGAATCAAAGGAAAGCCGTGGACGGCTAAGTATGTAGAATCCGCCTATCGTAAAGGGGTTTTACGGTCCTATACTGATACTCATAAGGATTTGGATTTGCAGGATCGTCCTGAATTCTATTTGGGTTCCAAAGAGCAGTTCCTGAAAGATGTGTTCGCTCAACCAGAGACTATGCAGAAGATTCAATTGCTATATATGAGGGCTTTTGAGTCTATGCGTGGAATGTCCGGGGATATGAGTGCCAAGCTATCTCGTATTTTAGCGGATGGGATGGCTAATGGATATGGTGCAGTGAAGATAGCTAGAGCAATGCGACAGGAAATTGATGGGATGTCAAAATACCGTGCATTGCTTATAACTAGAACTGAGATCATCCATGCCCATGCCGAAGGACAATTGGATTCTCTGAAGAATCTAGGAATCAAGGAAGTGATATTGGAAGTGGAGTGGTTAACAGCTAGGGATTCGGTAGTGTGTAGTAGATGTGCTTCTATGGAAGGAAAGGTATTTACCATAGACGAAGCACATGGAAAAATTCCATTGCATCCGAATTGCCGATGTTGTTGGCAGCCTCGGATAACTTGAGTTAAAGATCGGTAAAATCAAAAGCCGATAATAAAATCGGAAGGGGACGGTCGAATGAAGGACCGTTCAAGGTGGGTTTAAGCAAGGATGGTTGGAATATGTCAGGGATGTGAGTTGTTGCCGAGTACGATGAAATGGATTTCGCTGTCTCCTTCCTATTCATGTAGGAGAAACCATGGGTAATGTAGAATGGTTCGTAGTTGCTCTGGGTATTGGGTTGGTTTGCTGGATATGGGGGTATACAGAGGGGCGAAGAACTGGATGGATAAAGGGGTGGGGTGCTAAGCAGAAACCTGTAATCCATGCAAATATGGTTCCTAGTGAAAATATTGATGATACTAGTGGTTTCACTATGGATGATGCTGATCGATACCGGCAACGAATCGAAGCAGCCAGAAAAGTGGTTGCTGATAGACGACGAACTTTGTAAGTAAGTAGGCATAGTGGTACCTCCTTCAAAAACTAGGCCCGTATAGCACAGCGGGCCTAGTTTTATTTTAACCATCTATATGGAGAGTATTTATGACGGATCAGCCTATGACGACAGAGGAAGAGAATCTGAAGAATCGTGTTAAGGTGTTGGAGGATTTGTTAAGACGTGTATATGATAAAATTAGAGCCAATTTGGATAGTGAACTGAGTTATGAAGTAGAAATCGCTCTAAAGTTGAGAGAACCAGAAACTGATGGAGAACGATTTAGGAAATTATATCTGAACGAATCAGTTCCAGATCCATTCTGCCCATCTCCAGAAAGGCGAAAAGAGTTGGATAAGCACGTTAGACGAACATTCAATGAAGCAACTGGCGGCCCCAAGGTAGAATAGAATGGGTTTCGGTTTCAGTGAAAATACTCTGGTAAAAGGCATATGCGAGGAATCGTTCTATGATTTCACTAAAGAGTTTTGGTGGACCATAATCCAACGCAAGCCTGTATGGAACTGGCATATCAAGTATCTTTGCGATGAGTTGCAAATTCTGGCGGAGGGGGTATTTAGGAATGAGCCGCGAGATCATGACTTACTAATCAATATATCCCCAGGGTCTACCAAGTCTACTGTTTGTTCTGTAATGTTTCCTGCCTGGGT